AGGACGGCGAGATGAGGTAATTGCCTATTGCCTAAATGATGTGCGATTAACTCGTGACCTTTACTATTTGCTCCAAAACGATCGCTTGATCGATCCCACTACCCGCGAGGGATTGGGGAGTTACGATTTCGTCGCTCGCAAAATCCCCGCCCCCTTCGACGCGATCGCGTGGGCGTGCGGATTGCGGCAGCGAAACAACGGTGCCTGGTACGGGCATCGCCACCAACGGGAGCATTTCGATTTGCTCACCCGCAACAGGCAATATAAGAAACCGAAGAATCCAGTCCCGGACTTCGACATTCCTTTTTGATGGGGTGTTACTGGTTCCATGCACCGCTAACCCAATCGGTGAGAAGCTCTTCGATTAATTCAGCATCTTGCTCTGCTAGCCCTTGAGACTCGTTTTCAATCAAAGGGCGGGCGGGCATTTTTTTTGTGCCGAATTGATGATATTCGGCAATCTTAGAGTTGAATCCCCAGGTGGCGCTATTGCGATCGCTGTCAAACGTAGCCTTCGATCTCATATCGCCTGTTGCCTGTAAAATTTCCGTTTTGAGGCGAGATGACTGGGCTTTGTATTTCGCGTAAGCGGCGGTTAGCGGCGTCCATTTGTCGTCATAAGGATCGGACTCAGACTCAAATTGATCGCCAATCAATCGTCCGTGTCTGGCAATCGCGAACGCCGCCATTGGTTCGCTAAAATCGTTCAAGTTGGCAACTGTCGCAGCAATCGCCTCGTCAACTTCAATGCTAATAACTTCTAATCTTGCAGGCATATTTCAAATATATTTTGTTTTAATCTAATCTTAGATCGGCATGCTTCATCTTCTTCTTCTCAGGTAGGGGGCGCATATACGATCGATTTCGGCTTCCCACTGAATTTTGTCGTATCTCTTCACGCTCAAGCGTTTGGCGAGTTCGCTGACAATTAGTCCAGCGATTCTATCCTCGCTATAGCTCATAACCGATTGCAAGTCTCGATCCCAATATCCTAGCAAGAATGGTTCGTCAGGTCCCCAATCCTTCTGGGGAAGATTGTATCGATATCTTACAACCAGTACGGCGATTCGGTGGGTCGGCACCTTGACTCGAATCGTCATGCCCCTTACGATTTTCTCTCTTTGTCTAACTGGCGGATGGATATCGGGTAGCCCTTCTCCAGGACGTAAATGCCAAGCGACGATCGATAGCGACGTTTTGCGCGTTTCCGATCGCGGCATCATTTCGTCACCATACAGTAGCTCTGCTAGCCAGGTCGAAACTTGCCTAGGATTGCTTGTATCGAAGAACCGATAAATCTTGGCATATTCGGACTCGGCAACTAATTCCGTCTCATCTTCGACCTCCTTTTTTCGCTCAGAAAAAAGGCTGCGAATAAAATCTAGAATCTCTTGGATAATTCGATCTACAAGCAAAATACCCCTTGTTAGTAGTAGGTCAGCGCCCTTATTTTAATTCGATTGTGCGTATCTTCAATAATCTTTGCCCACCTTTTATCATATTGAATTAGAGGTTGGATCTCTTCAACCGAAGTCAGAACCTTGACTAATACAGAGCAGCATCGAAGGGCAATTCGATCCGGATCTATTAGTTTGCTAGGCAGTGCCTTCTGGGTTAAATCCTCATAGGGAACCAAAGACTTGATAACAGAGAAATCATACGCCATCCTGAAAACAAGATGAGAAACATCTTCTTGTTCCACTCGATAGAACAAAAAAATCTCGTGAGTTAAATAAGGTCTTGCTTTATAAGGCGAGTATCTCTCTCCAATGATGTTCCTGAGATGCATACAGATGAGGGTGTGCATAATCGCACGGTCGTATCTAGTCCCGGCACACGCGGGCAAAACACCGCCCCACTTCCCAATGATTCTCCCATCATCTCCCAGCGGTTTGAGACGCCGGAAGGGATGAGTGGACTTAGGTTTTGCGGACATGATAATTTTCTGTTTTTGTCCAAGTAGTATTTATAGAAGTCTTCGTCTTTGTAATTCATCGTATTGTCCCAGGCTTACGCCTCATTATCTGAATCTTGATCGTTCGGTGAATTTAATTTATTAAAAGGATGAACCTTTTCGATTAGTTCGTAGATCGCAGATTTTTCAACATCAATTCCAAATGCGGCACCAACTGACAGGAAAATTGCTGCCGCCCACCAAGGGGAAATACGTTCAGGGTTTACCCTAAATTTATATCCTTCTTCTTTCGAGTAACTGAAACTGGTCGAAAATGCGAGTGTGACAACTAAAAATACTGTTGAAACTAACAAGCTTACGGCTAATTTAGGTTTAGGAGGTGGTTTCGACATTTTTATGCGGGGCGGCACTCTCAACCCCATCTTAGCCCAAAAGAAACAAAGCCAATAGAGTACCCCAATTTCCTACGCTCTTATACTTTTAAACTGGTGGGGCAATGGCGATTGGATCGCCATTGGGCGGGTTTGTAAGTCCTCCTGCGGTATAATCAATCAATACAACTAAAACTCCCTCATCTGTCATCCCAGATCGCACCGTAACGCTCTCAATGCGGGGAACTTGTGATGTTAATGCAACCCTTAAGTTTTCAGTATATGCGGCAATCGCGCTGTTAGTCCCCGCTTCAAAAAATATGTGACGGACTCCAAATTTTGGACGTAAAACGCGCTCGCCTTTGTGCGTCCTGAGTACACTTTCGATATTTTGTTTGATGATGTCGTAGTCGGTTTCGGTCGCCAGGTTTCCGTTTTCTACGGTCAACGGAAACCTCAATCCCTTGATTGTTGGGCGGCGGCGATCGCGTGACCGAATTCTTTGATTAGTCGAAAATGTCATTGATTTGTATGGGTAGGCTAAGGTTTAGATTTCGAAGACTTTTCTATGCGATCGTTATGCTCCTTGACCGCCTTCTCGTGGATGCCCAGCAGATACCACCACTTACTAAGCGGAAGCGACTCAAAGTATGCGATATCTGCACCGAAACGGCTGCCGCTCATGTAATAGCAAGCCTCGTAAAAAAAATCATGTGTCGGTATTGTTGTCGTCTGCAAAGATGCTTTTAAAGTGGTTAGCTATGGCTAAAAAATATTTACAGTCAAACCCTTTGATATAATCGAGATCGACTGCATCTCCCTCCCGATCGCCCCACTTCAGGCACAAGCGATCGCTGATTTTCAATACTGCCGCTGTGCTTTCGATATTTCTAAGTTTTTCGATGTACTCGACGTCGAGAGCGGTCGGTTCTCGGAACTGTATGGTTAGCCCGTCGCTAAAGACGATTTTAGTTGAATAGTCCTCTAATTCTTCTGTTTCGTAGTCAACACTTTGATTAACCTGTTTTGCCCAATCCTGAAATACAGCGCTATGGCGTAGCTCTAGGTGGTCTAAAGATTGGCGGTCGATTTTCTGAGGATCGTTAGTTAGGTTCCATCCTTGCAAACAAGAAAATACGAAGTCCAAGGATTGTTCGACCTCTGACTTATTGGAGGCTTCTGCGGCTTCGATATCCCCAATTGTTACAGGTCGAAATGCGAAAGTTAGTCCGTCAAACCTTAAGATAGATCCGGAATCGATAAACTCTACATCAATATCCGTAGGGGATTGCGTCAAAGCTTGTAATTCTGCAATTAGCTTTTTCCAGACCTTGTAGGGCAAAGCTTTGACTTCTAGGGTTGACAGGCGATCGGTTTCTATAGCCCTAGATTCTCCGGTTTGCGTATCTTTGCCCGTCGTCTTCCATTTGACTATTATTTTGCTTAGAAGCTCGTTGGCGGCTTCTGTTTCCGTCTTGTCAGCCTTTTTAGATAGTGCTTTAATATCTTTAACAATGGGCGATCTCAATCTCGCTTCGCCAGATCGTACCTTTACTATACGCTTGTCTAACCGAATAGCCTGTAGCGTTTCAATTGCCTCTCGATTGTCGAGCTGTTTTACGTTGCCCAGAGTAGTCATATCGTATTGTAGGTTAAGTTAGAATTCTGTCTATATAGTATCCTGTCTGATACTATCAAATCGCGCTAAGCCCGCAATCGAATGTCTCAATATTGAATCAAGATCGCGGGCTTAAAACTCTAGTCTAGCGAAGCACAGCGTTGTCAACGCTAAATGTTAACTCGATGTTGGTGACATCTTGCGATTTTTTATCCAGCTCAAACCCGTTAAGTCGGACAGGTTTGCAATCTTCTAAAACCAAGGCTTGCCCGAGCGGTTCGGCTTCTGGGCAGTATTTTACGGGCTGTAGGGTGATCAAAACGCCGACTCCGGTGGTACACCAGGTTTTGTACCAGGTGAAAAGCTGCCAATCTTCATCAGGCACAAAAGGCTTCATCAGGGTGACATCTGCGATTTGGCGCGCGCCTACGATTTTTTTGAGTGCGTAGGAAACTCCATCTGAGTATTCGGTGGATTGAGCAGTGCTTTCCAACCCCGAAAAAGTCTCCCAATACACGTCCACAGGGAGATCGGAAATCGTCATCAGCCATTGTTGCTGAGTGAGGGGAATTCTTCGTCTTGGTGGCATTTGTCTAAAAGTTAGGTTGTTTCCTGGGAAGTCCAGTCTAAGGTTAGACTGGATTATCGTATGTGCGGCTAGCTACTAGCTAGAAGATCGGCGTTATTTGCATCCGATCCGCCATACTCAAACTCGAACGCCCCGATTGAAGATCGGCGAACTGAAATCAAGATCGCCTCAATTGTCGGCACGATTTTAACAAAAATATCAACTCGAATTTTTCCATCTTCTATGTCGAGTGCGGGGTTATTAGAGTCGTCGCAAATTACTTGGTAAGCTTGATCTGTGGTTTCTCCGTAGAATGCCCCGGACTGCCAGAATCGATACAAAATGGCGTTAGCTTGTTCTTTTATTCGAACTTGTAAAGTCCCAAATCCATCCGCTGCGTTAAATAAGTGGGAATGAAACGAATCGTCAAGCGTCTTAATCAAGACGTTTACGATTACCCGCCCGTTTAGCCATCGATACAGACCGGGTGTTCGAGTACGCGCCCCCCAAACCACGATCCCGCCGCCTGGGATATTCCGGAGGTTGCGGATGCAATTAATCCCCTGCGGATTCAAGACGCTCTGCTCTGCGTTTCGGATTCGGACGGAAACATCAGCCGCGCCGTAAATTGGGTATCGAAATCCGGCAGGCGGTTCGATAAAGTTTTGCGTCAGGTAGCGACGTAAAGCAACACCAATCACTGCGGTTGAGGGCGGGATATCGTCTCCTTCCAAGTTGATTAAATACGGGGCATAGTAAGCCAAATGCCCTTTTGACGGATTGTATAATTTGGCTTCTGTCTCAAACTCGTCGGGCGTTGTTAGGTTTTGTCCGCAGTCTACAATTGCCATCCAATTGAACTCGCTGTTTTCGCACAGGTTGGTCATCGCAATTCCGACTGCGGCGCGATCGTCTTGCGAGTCCAGCGAATAAAATGCCTCGGGAATAGCGAGAAACCCTTGCTCGTTTTCATCGGGATCGAAAGCATCCGACAGGGTGTCGAGATAGTCGTAGCGCGCAGGGTGGTTATCTTCGATCTCCGTGAAATCAATCAGAATTGACCGAGACAGCGATCCACCCAACACAGTAGAGCTTGCGCCCGTATCGGTCAGTCGAATCTCAAGCGTGCGATCGCCATCTGATTTGTTCTCGGCGATTGCCTGTGCGGAAAAATCGGAGTCCGCGTTAAGGGCGGCGATCAAATTGTCTAGAAGAACTGAAATCGTGCTGTCTTCTGCCTCCGTGACAACGTGCTGGTAGCTGACTGGGGTTGAACTGTCAACCTCAAACGTCAGCACATCATCGGTTCGATAGTCGCTCGGGATTGTTAGTTCAAGTGCGTCCCCCAACTGAGTCTCTGATAGGTCAGACGCGCCTGTTGTCGTGAGCGTGAAAACAGGATTTGATGCGGGGTTCGTAACTCGGATTCGGAAGGTTCCCGCCCCTGCATCGACATTTTGAATTTGAGCGATCGCCCCTACCGTAGCGTCAGCGTTGAAACTGCTTTCAAGGTTGCCTAAAAAAGTTGCCATATCGCCGACATCCCCAGCGGCGATCGTGTAGGTGTAGGTCGATCCGTCAAAGTCGAAATCAATTGTGTCGTTTTCCGCCCCGATGTCCGTAACTGTGATTCGATAGGTGTCTCCTACATCCGTCTCAGCCAGTGCCGTAGGCGTTCCGGCTGGAGTCGTGCTTAGCAGAATGTCGCGGGGTTTGGTCGGGTCAATTGCCGCCACGATAAAACGATCGTCATCGTCGTTTTCCCCTTCGATTGTGATTTCTGATCCTGCGTCCGTATTCGCCTGTAGCGCCGCTGCAAATGCCGAAATCTGTTCGCTTTCGGTGGGGTTTTCGTTCGAGTCAATCGTGTATTCAAAAGTTTTTGCAGGCTCGGTTGGGTTCGCTGGGTCAGTCACCGAAACCGTAATCAGATCGCCGCTCTGACCGGGCGACCGCACAACCGCTTGATAGCGATCGCCAATCGGGACTCGCGTAAGAAATAAAACTCCGTTTGGTACATTGGCGAAAAATAGTTGAATTGCCCGCCCCGATACTCCTTTGGGCGCAATCCCAAAGATATTTACGGCATCTTCGAGGGAAACGATTTGAGTTGGCGTGTTGTATGGCCCCTTCGATCCGCTGCCGCACAGATAGCAAGTTCTGAACGGGGCAATCGCGACAGGCTGAATTCCTGAAGCCAGTTCGGACACGAACACACCCGGACGGGTAATGCTGTTTAGCGATATAGGTCCAACCATAGGAGAGGATAAAATAAACTAACACTATCGGACTTTTAAGAAATCATGCCAAACGGACTTGTTTCTAAAGAAAATCCTGGTCAGATTTTATCAAGATCGAATTTATCTTTTAGGATTTCCGAAGCCGATCGCTGTGCCTTTGTCCCGTTTTTGAGATTGGGGCGATTCACCTCTATGGGGGGGGAGGAAGCCGAGTTTTCGCGGGCGGATCTTAAGGAAATCCTGGCAGCTTACGATCCCGACATCTTGCGTGCCCCGATTATCGTGGGGCATGATACGCAGGGGATCGACGATCGCGAGCTGTACCGATCGCCTTTAAGCTATGGTGTGGTGCGATCGCTGCGCCCTCACCCCGACAACCCCGACATACTCGAAGCCGAAATTAATCCTTGCAGCAAAACAGCGCTGACATGGATGCAAGATGGCAACGTAATCAACGTATCTCCGTCCTTTTACAAGCCGGAGTCGCCCATCAACCCAACCCCAGGTAAGCGATATCTTCGGCATATCGCCCTACTAGGCACCAACCCGCCCGCCATCTCAGGGCTGCCCGAGTTCCGATTTCAGGTAAGCGATCGCCCGTGCGACTTTGAGGCGTTTTCTCTGGATGGGGGATTCGCTCATTTTGACCCAATACAAACCCCTACGGCTGATTTTATGGCGGGGGTGCGATCCGGGTTGATTGCAAAACGCGGACTAAAGGCCGCCGATCGTATAATGCCTCGATCGCTAGTCGAAAAAACGAGACTACAAGAAGAACGATATTTTCTGGAATTCCAGAAGAACCAGAAAAAAGGAAATCAAATTACACTAAATTCAACTCCCCCTGAACCAAATTCCCCCAACGATGGGGATGAATCTAAAATTTCGGACACCACTCAAACTAACAAAGAAGCTATGGGCGAACAGCAAAAAGACAATCAAGCCAACTCCGATGACTTGCAGCGGCATCTGGAAAATTATCAGAGACAGCTAGACGAGA